GATTATATTTCCATTTAGCATGAGATACGCTCACAAACATACATAAACACAAAATAGTTATAATTATTTTTTTCATATACCCTCTCTACGAATAAGCTACAGTTCCGGCTCTCTCGTCCCATTCATACGCATAATTTTGAGTCCCTCCCGACCATTCAATAACAAAATCATCACCTGTATACGATATACGCATGATCTTCCATACAGCCGTAGATGTAGTCGCACCGGGTAAAGCCCACCCAAAATACTCAATAGTTCCATCAATATCATATTGTATTTTATGAATCGGGTAAGAATACTCGCCACCTGCTATAACGCTATCAGCATAACTTGTAGACAAACAAAACATTAAAACTGTAATAACGATTAATAGTTTTTTCATTTTAGATCCTTTTTTAGGTCTTTCAATTCCTCATCTAAACCCTTGTCTTTTGCTATTTTTTCTAACCGCAACTGCAATACTTCAACTTCTTTTCTTTCCTTCTCAAGCCCTTCACTAACTCGATCTAACCCTAATTCTTTCTTCTTAAGCTCGGAAGTTATTTGGTCTTGTTTACATAGTTCATCAGCAACATTTACACGCTCCACTTTAAGTTTATGCGCGTCAGCCGCTACCGCACTCTCTTTAGCTTTAAGATTTACCTTTAAAGCATCTGTTTCACATATCTTATGTTTCAAAGATTCCTTCAATACCTTAGCTTCATCAGCCAATCTTATCGCAAGAGCTTGTTTTTCTTCATAGACTTTTCTAGTATCTTTAGCAAGAAATTCAGCCTTAGCTTCTCTAGCATTAATCTTTCGTTGCTCTTTACGCAATTCAGCAACACCTTCAAGCTGTCTTTTTACATCAGCGTTATCATCGCGCAACCTTGCATTACTCTGATCTAGTTCCGCAACTCCCCTTAAATGTGTTGTCTTTTTCTTCTCCAAATCTATTGTTCTTTGGTCAATAGAATCACTACACTCCTTTGCGATATCAATAGCTTTCTCAGCTTCGTTCTTAGCTTTATTGAACTTAGAGATCTCTTCTTTCTGCTCCAATATCAACTCTTGATTCTTTGATGTTAACTCATTGTTTTCTTCGGTAAGCTTTTTGATATTAGTTTTTATCTTGGCAACTTCTTTTTTTAAGGTCATCGTTGAGTTAAACGTCTGGTTATTATCCTTCTCAAGATCAATCTTCTTATTCCGGAGATTCCTTACCTCTATAGTTAATCCGCTCTGTTCTTTCATCGCCCTTCCTCCTTAGTTTATTTCTGATGTCTTTATAGTAACATAAGCTGTACCTGCTGTATTAGCGTTTGTGCAAGCAACCTTTATCTCATCGCCCGATTGACATTCAATACCATCCGCAGGATCAAATATATAGTTCTGCTTACCAATGACAGTTTTCTCGTCGAGAACAATATCATAAGTCGCGCCATTAATAGAATCCAAAGTAATAGTTATTTTCTCCGTAACATTCGCGGAAAACTTTATATTTATCTGGTCTAATCTAAATTTACGCGCAATAGATGTCGTATAAGACAATGCCGCATCAGCAAGATTCTGTAATGTCGTAATATCCGATCTTATAAATCTAGCCATAACTTATCTCCTTATGAAATATATTTGTACCTGTGTATTTGATCCCTGCCTTACAACAACACCATTTGCAATCTTTTTAGGCTTTATCCACATATCATTCACACCGTTTTTAGTATCACCTTCAGCTTCATCAAAAACTTCTCCATCCAACTGTTTATCTGTTCCATCAAATATCCCTATAAATGATTCTGTATTACCTATATTCCCTGCAGGAAGGCAACTATACCCTATCAACTTATCCACGCCAGGTCTTATACTCGTTGTGGGAATAACCGTTGTCATAGGATCGCCTGTTACATTCTTAATACCATAAGAATATACCGTTTGCCCCTGCCATTGTCCCTCTGCAAAACATACAACGGAAATCATCAACACCATTAAACCTACTATTAACCCTTTAATCATACCTTCCTCCTTTTAAACCGTTTCTAATTTTATATACTTACTATCTTTAAACGAATCTTTTATAGCCAACGCTAAAACAACAAGACATACCACAGCCCTATCAACTCTAAGCATAGTCATCTGAAGAGAACAGGTTATCGCAATAGTGAGAACTCCGATCAACGCAGGTCTTTTGCCTACCATCTTTATTGTTAAAATAGTAAATATCACAACGCAAATCAAAGCTACTACACCAAGATACGCACCTAACCCTAAATAGTCGTTATGCCTCCACAGATACCCATAGCCGCCGTTATCGCTACCCATCCAGATCATATTCCCATACAAATAATCACAAAATCCATGACCTATAAATGGATGTGTAATCTTCGCTATCTTATCAGGGATAACATAACCTAACATTTTCTTCTCTCCGTCGAGAACTGCCATATCCATAAACAACTTTTTCCAAACATAAGGTCTACAGCTAAACTTCATCATTAGCCATTTATAATTAAACCCTACAATAAGACCACCTACTCCTACAAAAAAGCTACCAATCACATACCGCTTCTTTATAAATAGGTATATAACAATACTCACAAGTAATGCCATCATCGGGGTCATACTTCCGGTATACGCCATGAAAACATAAAACGATAACAACGCTCCCGGTAAAAGTATATATATAAAACGTAAGTTCGTTGAATACCTTACGATTGTATGCAGAACCATAACACCTACAAAGATATGTATAAATCCGTCAAACGATAAAGCTAAACTGATATAATTATTGATAAAGGTATCCTTTGGAAGAAACTCTTCGTAATGTATAAACACTCCGATTAAAGACCATATGGTAAGAACTACCAATGGAATACTGACATACTCTCTTTTTGGTTTCATTAAAAAACCTAGGCAAATAAGAAAGAATGAATAGAAGATAAAAAACAATCCGCTAATCATTTGGCTTGGGATTACTGTTATAAACAATAACCCGGCAACACAAAGGTCAAATAAACTAGGCTTTGGATCTAGTAAGCGCATAAAGCTCCTTTTGGTTGTGGAGGAGTTAGATTTTACCTAACCCCTCCACGAATCATACTGCCTACTATTTTCTTGCTTTATAGTAATAGATTGTGATGCTTGTTCCTATACCATTACGAACAGTTAAACCACGACGAAGGGAAACTCCACCTTTTGGGAAAATCTTCCCACCATCTCTTGTCGCTGTTGCTTCTGATTCGTCTATAATATAAGAATCGTTTTCGTATCCTGCGGCTACAGTTCTAGCCAAAGAATCAACCAAAGCACCTCTACCATCCCATGAATCTTCTATGGGAGTGATACAGTAACCTAGGATAAGATGCTTCCCAGGTACGATCGTAGCTACCGAAATGCTTGTTTCCGTACTAACACCAAGACCGCCATCGGCTCTGTTAGTTACAGTATACGTCTGAACACCAAACCCTGTACTACCTGCTGACGAAGTTGTTACAGCCCCAAACGCAGGACTTATAACTAACCCAAACATCAACAGGATTATTACCATCAAACTTGCTAACCTCTTCATAGTCTTTCCTCCTTGTTTACGTTAATGTTTAAAGTCCTGTACTAGCGAAACCACAACGCCAATCAGTAACTCCGGTATCATAAAGCATCCTGCCCTTGAACTTGTAAAGCTCAAGATCTTCATCCGTCCACGCAGAGAAGCTTGGTTTATCTGACCATACTATCTTCAAGAAATTCATAGAATTGAATATGATGTACCATGCTGTATCAGATCCACCCAAATCAGCAGCCAAATATCTCCACTCAACCGGAGTATACTTTCCTGCGAACCTGTTTACTTCATCCCTGTTATCTATTTCTGGTCTACCTGTTGCTCGATCACTAAATATCCTTGCAACCGTACCCCTTAAGGCAGGTGGATACAAGATCATTGGGCTTTCCTCTACTACTATCGGAATACCTTTTGGATCTTTGTAGTTATCGCTCATCTGTTTCTCTGCTGATTCAAGGTTGTCGTGAGAAAGAGGACCACTTAAAAGGTTATCATAAGTCGTTCCTGTTTCATCCGGGTTCTTAGGATGTGATGCGCTAAATAAATACTGACCATCTGGTGATGCTACTGAAAAACCATTATACAGAACTGCTGATGTATCTGTTTCAACTTTGGCTCTTGCTCCACGACCCATAGCTTTGATATCATCTTCTTTCTTCAATAGTGCATACTCATCAAAATCTACTGCTTCAAAACTTTCCTGAAACTTCTTCCATAGCTTACCCTGTGTGAAAGTCTTGCTGTAGGTCTTTGAAGGATCTTCATACCCACCACCTGCTGCTTCATTGGCATCTACCCAGATACCTAGACCACTCAAACCATGTGTTATATAGGTTTTCGTGGAATCATTGATCTGCTGAAATACACGAGTGTTAACCTGCGTTTCCTCAGCAAACGTCATCATTACGAACTCGTCATATATTGGCGAGTATAATTCTGTTAATACATTGGTTGTTAACATTGTTATTCCTCCTTTTTTATTTATGCAATATTATGTAGCTGATGCAAAATGCCCTATTGCATAACCATAAGTGTTAGCCGCTATAGCTTCCGTTGATACATCTATCTCATCAATTAAAAATCCGTTAGCTGTCATAGCTGTATCATTTATGTCGATGCCATCTTCAGATTCCACATCTACAAGCGTACCTATTGCCGCTACAGTTATTAACGCATTTGCTTCTACAGGAACGATAAACTGATACTGTCGAAGCGGAGGAATAACCTGACAATCTATAGCACCGTTCGCACCTGATGCGTTATCTGCATCAGCTACAGCAATACCCATAAAAGTCACAGTTAAACCATCTACAGCTAATCCTAAATACCCTGCTCCATCCTGAATTACAGCATCACCGCGAGCTATAGTTATAGCATCGCCGACAGGGTAAGTCCTTAATCCACCTGCTTCTAACTGTCCTAAAAGCATAAACCCGGCTGGATATATATTTACTTTTGCCATTTAGTACCTCCTTTTAATACTGACTTAAATCTATCTTTATCTCAGAAGGCATATCATATTTCCTTTTGGCTTTGTGATACCAACCACAATCAGGACAGGGAACAGTAGGGGCTTCGCCAATGAGATTAAAAATCTTACTCCCACATTGACCACAAGAATAATACTCTTGCTCATCACCCTTTAACAATTTGCTCATTTACATCAATCCCCTCTTTTTGCGGTGTTCAACACGCGCCGCAAGCTTTTCTTCCGATATGCCAGCCTTACCAGCAAGTACAACTCGCTGTTTTTCTATATCTGATTTAGGCTTATCCTCGGCTTTCTTTTCAGCACTTCTCGTCGAGGTTATACCACCATCTTCATCATCACGTCTAGCAAGTTCCTCTTCCAACTCTGCGATCTTTTTATCTTTCTCTTCATCTTTGGAGGGGTTATCCTCTTTTTTAGGAGTTTCCTTCTTACTTAAACGCTTTTCCATCTCCTGGACAACTAGCTCCGGACCGTTATCTTTTGTAAGATATTCGGGATGTTCGCGGACAATCGCATCTGCAAGACGATACTTTTCATTCTCTTTAAGCAAAGTATTATGCACTTCAGTAGGATTCTTCCCTTCAGCAATAAGTTCATCTTCTCGCTTAGTTGTATTAAGCTCCGGATGCGCCTCATTGATTTTCTTGACATAAGGAGCTTGCCTATCCTGAATATCTTTCTGCATTTTCTTTGCCTCAATTAATGTATGCAACTGTTTCCTGTCCTCCGATAATCGAACTTCATGCTTAGTCATCCATATCTGAGCTTTCAACGCATCATCAATAAACCAATCATTAAGTTCTTCGTCGCTAATTTCTCGACGCTCTTCACGCGGTTTACCTTTATCTTCTTCAAGATGTAACGTAGCGCGATCGCTCATAACCTTCTTCATAACCTCTTGAGGATCAGACTTTTTAGCCTCTTCCGGATTCTTTAAACCATCAACCTCTCTCTTTAGCGATTCGATAGTCTGCTTATCTTTTGAACCTTCACTCTCAAGTTTCTTAATACTAGAAGTAAGTTCACCAATCCGAGAGTTGATCTTCTCCTGAGCGGCATCCTTTAAGACTTTCGCCTTATCTTCATCAGTACCCTTATCCTTAAGCTTATCTAGCTCAACTTTACGCGTCTTATCTTCCTCACTAAGATCTTCGGTCTTAGCTTCGAGAATCCTTTTATCCTCTTTAGCTTGGGCATCAGCTTTTTCCCTAGCCTCTTGAGCATCTTTAGCGGCTTGCTCATCTCCTTCTTTGGTCTTTTCTTTTCCGGATTGATCGTCCGTAGCAGCATCCCTTGCTTCTGCATTTTTCTTCTGCCGTTCTTCTCTCTGTTTCGTCAGCTCAGCTAATTTATCTTTAGCGAGCTTTTCGTGCTTTTCATTTTCATTTGGCATCTTGTTCTCCTTGTTCCATAGCTTTTCGGGGAAAAACTAAGCAAACCCTTTAAAGTAGTTACGTTACTACTCGTTGACTTTTTTTGACTTCTTTGCTCTCTTTTTCTTTACTGGCTTTACTGGTTCTTCTGATTCCTCTACTACATCAGGAGCATCCGGTACTACCTGCCCTTCCGCATCCGCGTTCTCATCAAAATCACGAGCTGCTTTCGCTATAGCAACCTTACGAGCTGCTGATTTCTTATCATCTTCAAGGGCTTGATCTTTACTCATATGTTTCCTTGCCGGGTTAGTCTTTACTAAATCCCCAGGACCTACAACGACTGTTCTACCATCACTTTTTACTGTCATTTCCTTCCACCTCCAATTTAACTTCTTTTATTCTTTTGTCTATTAGGTTAATAAGCGTTTCCATATCAGCCCCTTTGGCTTGCCAACAAGCAGCCTGTCTATCCTGTTGACTTGATATCTTCTTTAACGCTTCCCTATAACAAAAATCCTGATGATTCTTGAATATCTTTAGCAAACGAGGCAACGCACCTGACTTCTGAAGTTCTGCCCAATCCTCAAACTCCTGGAAGATTGACCTTCTTTCTCCCGGTTCACTGTCCTTGATTAATGATCTTGTCGGCTTCATTGTTTTGCACCCCTCTGTTTTTCTCGTTTATCATACCCATCGCTAATTTATTTGCCATCATATCTTGCTGTATCTTCTGTACGAAATCCTGATATGCTACCTGAGTATCAAACAAATGCTTATCAAAATTATTTTTATACTCTTCAGGAAGATCATCATACTTCTCATCCTTCTGTTTCATGTGACCCATAAGATGCTCTGCCGGGTTACCTACAACCTCAACCTCATCTCCTTGCATGAACTTAGTCCACTCACCTTGAACCTCTTTCCCTGCCCCTAACTCAAGCGGCGGTTCAGGCGGTAAATACTGTTCAGGATTACCTAACCCTTCCCTTGCCATATAATCTTTTGTGAGTTTCCAACTACCTCTTGGATTGATTTGAGGATTCATCCATACGCTCTGCTGTAAGTTACCATACACATTTGTCATAATCTGTCTTTCGTATGCTTTTGACCCGGATGCAATATCAGGTGACATCTTTGAATCATAATGACCTCTCAGATCGCGTACAGAGAGGTTTTTAAACACCTGTTTACCATCTTCCCCTATAATCCTACGCCCTAAATCTTTAGGAGCTTTATCGCCATACAAGACTCTTAACATATTAACGACTTCACATAGTTCAGCTTGAATACGCCCTACCCATAAACCAAACCGGGTTTCAGATTTCTCATTAACAAGCATATCCCTTGTAGCTGTCCCGGATGTATTTCGTGAAGTTGTCATAAAATAAGATGCCGCGCCTGTGATCCGCTCAAGCAACTCAAACAAAATCTTCATATCATCCATCGCCCAACCCATACTGCGAGTGTTATTAGGGAAGTAAACATTATCTTTAATAGGAGATTCGGCTACAGGATATAACGTCCCTGGTTTTAGTTTATACTCTTGCTGTGAGAAATTTTCATCTATCTTAACGAACCCAATAGGACAATTCTCAACATACTGAAAGTCGCTCTTCTGATTAAACACATTATTAAACGCATTAACGATATGCATAATTGCGCGTATTAAAGACTTTCCTCTTAACTGCCCTGGTTTCTGTATGAAAGGACCACCAACGAAAGGATACTTGCCATCTCTCCTGATCTTCCTTAATGGTTTCCCGGACAAAAACGTAAGAGTAGCCAAATCAACTATAAACCTATACTTTTCCTGCTTCCTATTCTTCTTATATATTCCGTACCACACATGAAGATCAACAGGTAAACCCCTAAGATCTTGATCTGTTATGTCTGCAATACCTAATTGTGAAGCTTTCGTTTTCTCAAGAGTTCGTTTCTTTATCCCTAAACATGATTGCTTTGCACCCTCTAACCATTTCTCGGTTACATTCATATATATATTACGCTTACCAAAATCCAAGACCTCATGCCCGAAGTTATGTATAATATGAATCATATGCGGTAAATCTTGAAGTTTCTTCCCATACCTAGGTAACAGAATATCCTCAACATCAGATACGTTCTCAACAGCACCTCGCTCGAATCTTTTATTTTCTGTCTTAATAGTGTAATTGCCCGCTTTACGCCCCTTACTGTCCTTCTTAGGGATGTAACTGTCAACCCACTCATACCATACCTTCCAATAGATATAGTACATAGAGAAGCCCTGAGTGACCTTATTCTGGATGTTTTCGTCTACCTCTGGACCTAGATCAACTTCGGTCTTACCAACAACGAATTTCATCACTTTTTCGATATTATCTTTATTCTGAAGATCGTTTATCTCTGTAGCCCGAAAGTTTATTGAGTCAGGATTCCATGCTGTAGCGTATAACGTAGCCTGGTAAAGATCTACAACTGCCGGAGCTAACCCATAATTCCGGTCTGATTGCCAATCTTCTTTCTCAAGCTGTTCTAATTTGGAAGGTTTTTCTCCATCCAAATGCTGTAAGTCTAACCTCCTATGGTTAAGATACTCAGCCATAGCCCCTGTATCAGCTTCAGCATCTTGACGTACCATTTCAACGATCTTCTTCTGCTCCTCTTCACCAAAAGCGTCTGTTTCCAGATCAGGCTCTACACGTTTGACAGATTCTTGTTCAATCGGATTTTTTTTGCTCATCGCTCTTCCTTTGCTTATGTAAGACTTTAGCGCGTTCCTTTATATCCTCAACACGCTTCCTCTTACTGTTAACAAACTTTGGATTCATGCTCGGTAACTTTTTCATCTATATCCTCATAGCCCCTATAATAGGTTGCTTTCTTGTTCGATCCATATCCAACTCCCATGTGTTAAGATGCCCACATTCAGGACACTTTATGCTTACTTCAGGGAATTTCACCCCTGCACTCATACCTGAACTATTAACATTCTCCAAAGGAACAAAGTATCTGCTCTTCCCTGATACCTCTTCGTTCATTAACTCCATTTCACAGCTTGCGCAGGTTAGCATTTAGTGTCCACTTCAAAGATATAGTTAAACCCTTGTATAAACTCTTCGCTTTCATCGATAAAATACTGCTCACACATTTCCCTATCAATAAAGGTTATCTTATCCAATTTTACCTCCACCACCACGCAGGAAGTTCGTCATCCTATTCCCTCCAGGCTTAACTATCCTGCTCTTATTAACCATATCTTTCGCTTGCAACGTATCTATATAATGTAACTGCCGATTTATCGCATGGCTTAACTTAGATTGAGATATGTATAACTCATCTTTAGTTGAAGCACACATCGGAATCCTGATCTGCCCCTTATGCCTTACCGCTCCGGCTATAATATCATCAACATTTATGAACTTATCCGGGTTCTCATTGAACTCTTTGATCTTTGCTTCTTTCAACTCTGCATCTGTAGGTACTCGCTCTTCATTCTTCTCTTCTGACATTTACACCCTCCTTTTGTTTGTACTCGCTAAACCTTACACACGATTTACACATTTCACCTTTATTCTCACATTCTTGATTCCGGATACAATATGGAATCTTATAATTGGATCGCCACTTTGGGCTTCGATTCGCGTTTCTCTGTTTGTTTAAATTTAGCTTCATTTTTTAACTACCCATATCTTAAAGGCTTGCTCGCCCTCAGCCACCATGTAAAGCCCTAATGTCCTTATACATTTATTGCCTACATGAATAGGCGTAATTAAATCTTCTGTACATTCGGCATCTACATCCACAGCGATCGTTAAACTAGGAAGATCTGCTCCATCTTCCAGGTCATCCGGGCTACAATCACAAGCCAAACTGTCTACAAGCTCTATTAACTCATCCACGCTACACTCTAATTTCATATCTTCACCTTTCTTTAATACCTCTTTTTCTTCCCCGGCTCAAACACTCTATGCCCTAACCCGAACTTCGGATTGCTCATCCAAAAATATCGGTCAAGATCACAATAATCTTTATACTTCTCTTTCACTCCTGCCTTATCTTTCACATCGCCATCCGCTGTTGTAATGTCTTTCCTAGCGTACCGGGAAAGATGTCTTGCACTATTATGGCAATTATCTGTAAGGAAATATTGTGGTTGAACAACTATCTCACCGTCTTTCTCTTTATAATGTAGCTTCTCTCTGACCTTTAAATGCCCTGCTTCAAGGGTATCTATACCATCATGGAAGTTAAACCCACGCTTCATTAACTCTTTCTTAGGTGTAGTATGGCTCTGACCGCCTTGCCTCTGTGCTAATTGTGTTGTCTTATTTCCATAGTTCGGGTCTATAATGCGCTTATATACGCTCTTTCCTGTTGCTTTCCGGATGTTTTCTTCCTTATTTCTAATCAAAACCGCATAGTCATCATACGTTTTATCATCAAAAGGAACATCGTTAAAATTCACATCAGGAGATTCATCAAAACAATATGCTGTCCCGGTCTTAGTGATCCCGATCCACTTCATCGCCCAAGGCTTCCTATCATGCGGATCTAAGATCATATACACACTCACCTCTTTCAAGGGAGCGAGTTCATAAGGTATTATATGAACATCCTTATTGAAGATCATGTAGATCTTACCAGACAGGTTAATCGGCATCCCATATATACGAGATTCAATCTCTTGCCGCGTCATCAGGCTTATTTCATGCGCTGTACGCTTCTGCTTTATATAAGGATTCTCTGTTGTCCAGAACAGGTAGAACCGCATCCCATTCTTTTCTATGATCCTGGGTAAACGTTTCTTTAATATTGGAGCATACTCTGATCTAATAACATCGTGATCCTCAAAGACCTCTTGAACCAAATCTGTGACACCTTTCAAAGATGTCATAGTGATAATCATTTCGCCATCACGATCTATCAACCGCATCCGCTGTTCTTTATATATATCAAACGGCGGCTCTTCATCATTCCAGATACCATCTATATCATCACCCTGAAACGATTCACGCTTCTGATCGTACGACTTAAAGATTATCATTGATCCATTGTCAAAGAGCAGTTTTCTATTCGTAAATCCGTTAATTTCGCCATAATTTCCGTATTTAATACGGTCTTTAGGAACTAACTCCCAAACCTTGCGCTGCTGTATATTGACAGAATCAGGGAACGATTCTGCCACAGCCCACCATCTTTGCCCAGGTTTCTCAAGACACTTCGTAATGACATATTCCGCACCCTCTTCGGTCTTCCCACTTCTGTTGCCGCCAAATATGCCCTTAGTCTTTGCTTTATCATTGTGAAACGCTTCCTGTAATGGTAAATGCTCAAAGAACTCAAGAGGATTAATCTTTTTTCGCTTCGATAACACTTCCTCTATCTCTAAATAACCTATCATTTGCGAGTTCTTTTGCTTTTTTAAGGAGGACGGCTGTTTCAATATGCTCATATTTATCCAATAAATCGTCTTGGAATCCTACATCCAGGTCTTTAGGTAACATCGTAGCTAAGATTCTGTAGAATTCTTTCTTGTTTTTACCCTTATCACCTTTCGCCCAAATCACTAACCCTGCAATTCCACCAAGCTTTTCAAATGCCTCAAACCATGCGAGTTTAATCATCATGGATCTATTCTTTACATTTGGAGGTCTACCCCTATGACCAACAGCGGCTTGATTCCCTTTAATGTATTGCCCTTTCGCATTTCTTATGGCTGTAACTTTCTTTTTCATTGTCTTTATCCTATGTATAATTTCAGGCAGAATTGGGTATAAGGAGTAAACCTATTATGTTAAAACTTATACCTCTTACGATTCTGCGATATGAACATAAAAAACCATACAAGATCTGTTAAATCTCATATGGCTCTACCTCCGAGGGGGAGGGATTCTTTATATGTAAACTTTTATTCATACAATAAATTCTCCAGGTATATATCTATTGTACGAAAGGGTCATTTCGGTAAGTAAATTCGTTGTAACTCATTGATACTAAACGATAAATTATTTTGCTAAGGGGTCACCTGCTATCTCACATAAATGCTCCCACAACGTGCTTGTTATTTTTTTAGGAGTTGGGAAATAGTAATTTTCAGCTTTAGGTTCAGCCTCTTTAACCATAATAAGACCAAGCAATAAACTATCCTTATGCATAATCTCAACTTCTCGCGCATAGCCTAATGGCTCTCCACACTCAGGACAGTATTCTATTGACAACTGTTTTCTAATGCCTGTGTTTGTCCACGCTTGATATTTTCCATCTAGTATACCCCTTTTCCACTTCTCACAACATTCATTTTTAGCTAAACTAACATTACAGAAACAAATTAAAACAAGAACTATTATCATAGATCTCTTCAT